TAGGTGAAATTTCAAAGGTGTCGGTTGCTGCAATAGCCGGAGAAAAAGAAGCGTCAACAGTAATAAATCGTCGATTGTTTTCAACGCCATAAGATGTAATAGATCTCAGTTGGCCTTGTGCATTCCCAGAAGTTATGTAAATTGCTGAGTTAGTATAATATCCAGTTGGTGAAGCTAATTCGCCAGACTCACCCTGAATATACATTTTACGTGGGTTACCACCAATGTTAATTTGTGAAATACTACCTTCAATAAAGTTATCGTATCCAGCTCCAGCAACATCAACACGTACACATTCAATACCGCCAGCAATTGCGTTATTTGCAATTTCAGCATCTACTTCGATGGGGAAATATTTTGATGTAGCGAATTTGTCGAATGAATTACCAGAAATAGTATACATTAACTTCCAAACATAGTTATCGGAAGTACGATAGAAATCGTCGTTTGGAGATGTTTCAGATCTAATAGGTTTAACCAACGATATTGCGTCGTTATCGTTATCAATACATTTGAAAACGCTTACTTCATCACCATCTCGAGTTACGACATAAAAATTCTGATCGTCTAGATTGTCGTTTAAATCATCGTAGATAGGATATACTTGTCCTGGTGTCCAAGATTTATTTTTAATCATAATACGAGTATCGTCATCAGTAATATGCTTACCAAAAATCATACGCTCGTTAAGCTCAAGGAAAGTGTCGTTTAACGAGTCTCCTGGCTCTTCAACACCATTATCATCAAATGGAACTGTCCGCGCAACATAAAGAAAATAGTTGTTAGCGCTTAGCGAATCATAGAACATGTTCGCCATCAAAACTTTAAAATTATTTGTTAGTAGTTTCACGAATTATTTCCTTCTTAGTCGTCAAACACTACTTCAGTATCGTCAAATAGAACTTGACCGCCACCTATTGTATCGCCAATAATATTATTTATATCGGAATACGGATCTCTTATGAAGCCATATCCGAATTCAATTTCTACGATAACATTAGCATTACCATCACCTCCTGGGATAGTAACTTCAGGTACGCTATAGTAGCCTTCACCTTCGATGTTAACACTAAAGTCTACGATTCTACCATCGTCGTCAGTAATGATAGAAGCTTGTGCTGGTACTCTTGGTTCTGTATTTGCGTCTGGCCCACCACCAGTAATTTCAATTACCGCAGAGTTAGAATATCCAAATCCACTATTCGCAATTGTTACAGCATACTTAAATCTACCAACGCCAGACTGTTGACCATCAAGTTCAATATTTAAGAACGAAACGTCTGCTATGTTGTTGTCAGCAATAAATACGCCTGATGCAATAATCTTATTACCAAGTACGATAGACGAAGACTGAGTATATTCTATTTGTGGATCGGTTTGTACTTCAACTTTACCATATAGCTCAGTACCTGCAACGTGTACAAGGTCACGAACAATATCTTCATATTGTTCAAATGACAAGCTACTGATAACTTGGTATGAGTATTCTTGGTAGAATTTATTATCGTGCAAGAACTTATCATTAAGGTGAGCAGCTGTTCCTTTCCAGAATCCAGTACCTACACCTTGACGAGTTACTCTACCAGTACCGGTAGTAACCACAGCGTTATTAGCATTGATAAGTGTTACTTGTCTTCCATCAACATAACCATAACCAGAATCTGTAATCTCAATTTGTGAAACAACACCTTCAGCAAAGATAACCTGAGAACTAAACTCTGCGTTCTCACCCATTAACAATTGTCGAGTAGAATCACTGTTGACTTGAGTTACAACAGCTGTTGATTGTGAGTTAGCGCCTGTAAGTGTTTCGCCTATTTGGAAGTTATTAAAGAACGAAAGGTTTTTAATACTCACAGTATTGACGTCAAAATCTAATTCGCGTACTCTACCTTTAGCACCGCTTGTACCACCTTCGATAACTTCTCCAATTGCAAAAGTACCTGCTAAGTTTGCAACACTTAAAACAATATCTTCTACAATAAATTCTTGAATTTCTTCGTTAATGACTCGAACAAAAACACCGGTGTCATATTGTTCACCACTGTTTACATTTTTAATTGAAGAAATCTCACCAATTGTAATAGATCTTTCGCCAAGTGCATCGTTAATGACACCATCTAAACCAATTGTTGGATCTTTTGAAAATCCATAACCACTTTCTACACTAAATACTAAATTGGCGTTAGATCCACCCGCAATAGCATAATCAGGAATTGTATAGTATCCTTGGCCGGGATCACTTACTGTTACTCCAGTAATGGCACCACTACCATCAACTTGTATAGTTCCTTTTGCTGAGATAAGAGGATCCCCACCGTCATATCCTCCACCTGAGAATACGATTGTTGTATTATTTGCGTAGCCAGATCCAGTGTTAGCAATTGCAACATTAGCACTGAGTTTATTAATACCTGAATTGTTTGCACCAACAAATAGATCTAAGTACTCAATGTCTACAATATTTTCACCGCTAATCAAATCAGAAACAATATTACCAGTTTCGATTGTATCAGGATTCAAAGTATTGAGATCAAAGTCTGCACCAAAGCCTTTACCTATACGAGTAATTTCACGATCAAATGAGTCTCCAACCAAAATATTTTCTACACCTTGAGCAAAATAGAATGGATTAGTGTTACCGTACAAGCCAACCTTTTCTTCATCTTGCCCTAAAACAAAACCCGAAGCAGTTACATTTGAATACGCATCTACAATTTCAGTATTACCAGAAATACTAATAGATGTCAATCCACTTTCTGTAATGCTGTCGATAACATTAATATTATATGATATTGCACCGCGAATAGAATTATTAGATGTTAATGGAGATCCATTCGGCGTAATTGTAATTGTATTTGCAACAGCTGAGATAATTTCACCGCTTTGACCTTCAAACGTTTTTGTTACGTTTTCAATGTCTGCAGTTGTACCTGATGTAACACCTTCAATATTATTATTTGATAAGAATTCGCCAAACACATTTTCAAGTACGACAGTATTAATTGCTTGAGATACAAAATCTCCATAGGCAATGTTTTGGTATATACCATTAACAAGATCTCTTTGTAGGACACGCTCGCCGGGCGTAAATGGACCCGACAAGCTACTTACTTCGAGTTCTACGCTATCACCTTCTTCAACTATTTCACCAACAATAAACTTATTATCGGTTTGCAGTGTAAGCGTATATTGCTTTTCAAATGTACCAGTACGCTCTTCAATTACAAACTGATCTTTATCGTCATTCACAGAAACAATAACACCAGTTGCAACTGTATTTGATGTTGCATCTAAACCTGTTACCACATCACCAATTACGGCGTCAATAGAATTATTTGTAGTAATTTGAGATAACGGTTGACGGACTGTTTCGAATATGGTATAATCTTTATTAGGATTCTCAACAAATAGTATAGCTGTTGAAACATAAACACTCGAGTCAGTGAGTGAATATCCGTATCCACCATCGACTAATTCGAATTCCACAAGGTTTGTTGGATCAAGGACTTCGGTAATACGAGCTTTAGCACTCGTACCTTCATTAGATTCAATTGTTAATTTATCACCTACAGAATAACCTGAGCCACTTTTTACGACGTCAACACTACTTAATGAACCAATAAGTTTTGGTGCTCGTGATATTGCACCATCATCACTAATATATTCGCCGGTTACAAAGTTACCTCCACGAATGTCACTGATATAAAGAATGTCGATATATTTACCATTTACACTTTTTGTCACAAGACTTTGTGCATATGCTGTTGAGCCAGAAGAAGAACCTCTTACTCTTTTACCAATAAAATCTTTTGTGCGATGACTGTGCGATAGTTCTAAATAGCGTGGATCAACCCATACTGAGTGTGATGCTCTCAACACATCTTGGCCAGGATAATAAACACTAATATCCTGATTAAATATTAAACGAATAAGTAATTTAAGAGAAGCTTCTGTACCTTTTGCACGATAAAGATCAATGATATGCTTAATTGCAAACTCATCATCTACCGCATATACGTAAGGCATCTCACGTAGATATGTTTTCTTAAAGTAATCAATAAATCGAGTAAGTGTATTATCTACGTCGATATAATTAAGTATTTCTCTATTACTTAAAAAATGTTCTTCGCTATTGGCTTCAACAAATTCATAATACGCTTCAACAAAGTCAACGAGTACTGCTCGAGAATACGTATTATTGTCGGTGTTTTCCCGATAATGTTCGGGAAATTGACTCTCAATAAATTGTGATATTGTTTTTGTTATATCGGCCATTATCTTCTACGCTGTTGTACGTTTAAAGTAATATCTTCTGGTCTAATTCTTATAATTCTATCACTTGGTGCAAGTATATCTTTTGTTGACAATCTTGCGTAGAAATTAATTCCGTCTCCGTCATAATCTTGAATGGAAATAGTATTGATTGTGATATCGCCTGTTGTATAGTCAACTGACCCTGCACCTTTTGTAACATAAGATAGTTTATTATCAACTGTACTTACAATGTCTAATCTACCTTGACCATTATCCATAAAATATGCTGTACGATTTGCAAAAGTAAATGTATCACTAATGACGCATGGTTCGTAAGAATCAATTTGCGTTTCAGAAAATGTTACGTCAGGTTTAAGTGGATTACTAAACTGAAGTACATAAAAACTGTCTGCTGTACGAATCGGCGCAATCGTAATGATACCTCTTACAGTAGTATCATTTGAAAGTATACTCGTGTCAGCCGAATCAATTTCACTTGTAAGCGCTGAGTATCTAAAGTTACGCTTAAAGTCGTCTAAATTATTTGAACCGTATTGAGTAATTTTATCGTTTACTAGTGCACGAATAGCACCGGCTGACTTATTTGTAACGTTTGGATCAAAGTAAATATTACTTACAATCTCGAGATACATAAACTTAGCAGGCACAACAACTGTTTCAAGCGTAAATGGAATTTTATCTTTTAAATAATCTATGAATAGTTGTTTAGTACTTTCCGGAATATTTTCATCATCTGAAACATATGCTGCTACAACGACTCTTCCGTATTGTGGTGGGATAAGTTTTTCTCCACCATATACTGAAGCTGCTCGTATCTGGGGAAATCTATTTTTGAGCAGTACAACATAGTCGTTTTCTGTAACAGCACGTTCTTGTACTTGTAAAGACTTTGGTGCAAATTCTTTAATTGCTGCAAGATTTTCTCGATCAGAACCACCTTGCGATGGTGCAGTAACTGCAACACCTGATTGATAACCATCAATTGGCGTATCAAGTCTTGCAACAGAAATGCCATTAGCGACATCTCCATTTGTTGTCATATAACGAATTGATAAAATGTTACCGTTAACTGGTTGTTTACCATATACGTCCTGTCCAAAGCGAATTTCATAACGATCTTTTTTATATCCTTGCACAAAGAATATTTTATCATCAGCACCAACGCCATAAACACTAGGTGTAAACAAATATTCTACTGGATCAGCAGTAGAATTATCTTGTAAAAATATTTCAATACTTGTAGTGTCGACGTTATCATTGTTAAGAATAAACAAATCAGTACCGTCAGCTTTTACATTATAATACTCAGTTACGTACTTACCTTCGTAGATTTCTAAGCCAGACAATTTATATTCACCATCAAGCGGTGTAACAACGTGTGCTTCTCTATTATAGAAGTAATAGATTTCAGTTCCGCAAATTGCAGTAAACGCTGTACGAGCTGGTAAGGTAATGCTAGGAGGTACGTCTGTAGGGTAGAAAGTAACATCAACTGTCATACGAGCAGAACGACGAGATCTAGGCGTGTAGTTAAGCATTTTAGCATGAGATACTACACTATCTTCGAGTTGAGCCGAATCCAAAAACATTTCAGAAATAGCCATGTTTGTATAATAGTTATTTTGAAATGTATTATAAGCAAGAATATCCAACAAGACGTTCATGTTGGATCCTTCAAAGTTGTAGTCTTTGAATTTATCTTGGCTTTTAAGATAGTCTTTCAGGTTTGTTTTTACATCCTGAAAATCTAAATTTGTGAAAGGCTGGTTTGTAGCCATTATCTTACCCTATTCAATATTATGTCTAATGTTATTGGCTCTTCTGTATTTATAACCGAGAATACGATACTCACGTTTACCTGAGTTTCATCATAAGATGCGGTAACGTCTACGCTATGTAATTCACAGCGAGGCTCATATGCAGTAATAGTTTCTTCAATCATATTACGCATATTTTCTAAAATGTCAGGCGTAACGTTTTCAAAAAGTAATGTGTGCACATCGCAACCTAAGTTTGGTTGAAATGGTCTTTCACCACGTTTTGTAAGAACTAAGTTCTTAATTGAATGCTTAATAGCATTCTCATTTAGCTTTAACGCAACATCATTACTCACAGGATTAGCCAGCAGATTTTCGTCAAAATCTGAGTAATAAGTTATTTTCCTAGATAATGGTGTAAGCGCCATCGGTATACCTCTTTAGATTATTTATACCGGTCCATCGGTATGCTGTCGTTGTAAATGCATTTCCATTGACCGACGAATGTCAGCATTACCACGATAGTTATTTGTCCAATTACCTCGATAAGCTCCACCTTTGATGTCAACATGAATAAAACTATTATACACAGAAATTCTATTAAATCCTTCTTGGCTACAGAACTTAATAAGCAAAGCTGTTTGATAATTTGTAAGGTTGTCTGTTGAAATGTCGAGGGCCATAGCTGACATATGTAAAGAGTTATGTGCAGCTCCGGTATTTCCTCTACAATGTCTTAAAACAATTCGATTATAATATGGACTACGATATCCACTTGTAATAGTTAATTTTTTACCAAGGCGACTTGCAACTCTGCGTAAAGCTACGTACATAAATGGATGTACGTTTGAAATCATTTTCCAACCAGCTTCGGGAAAGTTTTGATTTTTATTCCATTCTTTTGCGTGATCTTCTGGTCTATTTGCACAGTCATATATTGGTCCTTTATACGTAGGATCTTCTCTACCATTTTCATATGTGCCACGTGCTATTTTTCCCATTTGCTTTACTGACTCAGTAAAATCAAATTCAGCACAACCATCTTCTGTTAATGCTGCGATATAATTTAACTCAGCTTCAGTTGCACGTAATGTAACATAGTTAGTTGGATTTAATGTAACTGTATTTTGTACTTCTTGTGCAGTACCATCAGTTGGAATTGTACCAAGATTAGAAGGTAATCTTTGAGGCGAGTTAATTGTAATAGCAGCGCTATTTGTCGACAACAATCTTTGATTAAGCGGTAAACGATATCCACCACTTAATGTCGCCCAATCTTGAGCTAATCCGGTGTAAGCTTTATAAATGTCAGTGCGATATACAGCTTCTCTTAAAAGTTGTTTAGCATATTCAATAGGATGTCTAAGAGCTCTTTCAACACTTCTTAAAATATTACATGCGATATTTGCAACCTTTGCAATAACAGCAGGCCAAGGTTCAATATATTGATTATAAAATTTCATTAATCCAGCATTAATGCCATCAACCATTTGTATAAGGTTTTGTCCATTACCTAAAAACGATTGAGCGTTTCCAAGAGAAGTCGTCATACTAGTGAAAAGCCTTGCACCTTCTCCTATTGAAGTTGTTAAATTCGAAATTTGAGTAGTAAACGCTGCAATTTTTTCAGAGATAACAGTTTGAAGTGAACTAATTACTTGGCCAATGCCTTGATTCAACATTCCTAAAAAATCATTAAATTTAGTAAATAAGTTAGTAATCAGATTATATATGTCTAGCACTCTTCGTAAAAAACTAGATATGCTAGTAAGTACATTTGATATACCAAGTATAATATCTCTTACAGTAGAAATAACTTTAGTAAATGTATTTGCGATTTTAAATATACCATCGCACACTGATGAAGTATAAATGTCTGATAAATTATCAGAATAATATTCTTCAAATTGAAATAAAATTTGTAAAATAGGAATACTTGGAGTCCATGGATTTACTTGATAATTAAAATCAAATTCGTCGGGTATTACTTCTGGAGCATTATTAATTACATTCTCTACGATCTCTGCTTCGTTTTCAATTATAAAATCAGGATCCAATGTAGTTACACCATCTAGTTCTGTAACAAGATAATCTACTAAATCTAAATTTATTTCCACTGGAAAATCAGAAAGAAAAGCATCTTTCAATGTTCCTGGATCGAGTCCAGTATCATTTAAAATATTGGCTAATTCATCTAATCCAATTACTCCATCATCATCAAGTCTTTCTTTCAAATTTGGATAATCGTCCAAATCAATTGTGGACAATAGGCTATTCAATAATACTGACAATACGCTTAGCAGTTTAAGATCGTAACGGTATAGAGGATCGTCATACGATTTTACTAAGTCTTCAAAATTTGGAATTTGTATAGTTCCAGATCCAGTTAATATGCCGGCTGGAAATATGGTATCACACGTTCTTGCCATTTTAATCTCCCAATTTAAACATTAGTTCCATCGTTGTTTCTTTCGTCAATAATATCTTGATTTGTTTCGTCAACTATTAAATTTGCACCTGGTTCGTTATCATCTACTGCTACTCTATCAATGGCATCTGATATAGTACTTGTTACATCTGCTTCTTGTACAGATGCAATATCAATATCTTCAAAGTCATCAATTGCGTCTGGTCCAAATCCAGCATTTACTGAAGATACCGTACCATCTGGTAAAGTCGCTTGGCCGGCAGGAATTCTATCACCAACCTTTGGTGATGCAGGTTTTCCTGGCGGCTTTAACGCACCAAGCGCCATCAATCCTGGAATAGGAGATTGAATTGTCACAATACCAAATCCTGCTAGTCCACCATTAATAGCCACTCGAGTTACACTAAATAAATTAAGCTTTGTAACACCAGTAAGATATGCTTGTCCACCCGCTAATAACTCAAGGTTAACTGGCGCAAACAAATATAAAGATCCCTTTGAACTTTTTAGTTCAAGATTTTCACCAGCTAGCATAGAGAAGTTGTGATTCGCAATAAGACTCATACTTTCGTCTTCTGCCTGAATTGCGACACGAGATGCATTCATTTCAAATCCACCTGCAGCATTAATTGTTGCACGCTTACCTACTTGCAAATTCCAATCGCCGTGAACGATTTGATTCATATCACCATGGATTTCAAGTGTGGCATCACCATCACGAGTTTTAACAGTCCAAGATCCATTTACGTAAACATCTTTTCTACCTTCAGAATATTCTCGAGTGTGACCA